TTTCGCCACCATTTTTGCCTAAATGCAGTACCCCGATCATTAGGATATTGTAGACTTTAGTAATGCGCTTAAACCAGTTTGCTAGTAGCCTAGTTTCTCGCTCGTCATTGTAATTTAAGCATAGATCCAGTAAACCGTCTACCACTATTACGCTACAGCTAGGCGTATCTATTAGGTACGTTTCTATCATTTTGCGAATACGACTAGGCATATCCTCGCGAAAGCTAAAAGCGTCTAGCCTATCAGGTATAGAATTTTTGCCCGCAAAATCTTTGATCCTAGTCATTTGCCTGTGAAAATCGTACTGGCTGCTTTCTGTATCAAAATAGGCTATTTTTTGGCGATCCGTTGGGGTGCTTAGTTTGATCCCGAAAACGTCTTGAAAGGGCGGCACTAGCGCGCTAGCGATCGTAGCAGCAGCGTAGGTGCTTTTACTAGCCTTAGGCTAGGGCAGCCCGCTATACACGCAGTAATTTTCTAGCGTTCCTATTACTTTGCTCTGTATTGTTAGTACTACTTGCTCTGCTTTAGGTATGTTAGTTGCGTCGTATTTGCGGGCTGCCAGTAATGTTTTGTAGTTCTGTTCGTTTGCCATTTTTTAGTTCATATTCCAGTAGCTAGATAGCCACAGCATAAAAAATAGGACTACTAATAGCCAAAATTTAGGGCTATTCAATAACTGATAAATTGCTGCTTTCATTTTGTCTTAGTTTAGTTAATTCGTCTAGTAATTGCTTTGCTGCCTCGATTGCGGCTTGGGGGGCGGTTACTGGCTTACCGTTGCTGGCTAGTTTAGTATTTTTAGCCATTTCTAAAAATGTAGGTAGCAGCTGCAAACTAAAATACTCTAGTTTGCTCATTCCAGCGATAGGGGCTATTACTCGTCCTAAATTATCCTGTGCTATTTGTGGCGGGAAAGCGGGCGCTTGATAGTTTGGGTTATCCATTTTGTAAAGTTTTTAAATGTTTGTGGTAAATACGCTATTTCGATTAAAATTAGTAGGCTAACGCATATCGGTAGACACACTAAATAAACGAATAGCAATTCAGTTATTATCTTGATCGTTTTCATTGGCTAGACTTGTTAAATTAACAATTTGCCGCTGGTACTCGTCTATGCTATCGCCTATTAGGTTTTTAATTTCCATTTCTAGGCTAAACGGTATTAGCAGCTGATCTAGTAAAATACGATCGCCAGTCCTAAACGTAATTTCTAATTTTACGTCGATCTGGTAAAGGTGCTTGTAAACAAATTGTAGGGTATTTACTTTACCCTGTAGGCGCTGTACGTGCGCTAGGATCTCTGCAGGATCCTGTAGATAATCTTGCATTTTGGTTTAGTTTAAATTAAAAAAATCGTTTGTCGATACGAATTTATAGGCATTTATACCATATAAACAAAAAAAAATCTAGCCTGTAATTGACTAGATTGCATAATCTTAATAAAATCAGCTATTTATGTTAAAAATAAATCGCTTTCTAACTTTCTGCGTATTGTTAAACCTCTTACTATCTGTCCACCAGCCCTATTCCACCGCAAAAACTGTGCAGCTACCTGATCTTTACTAACGCCAGTATTTAAATATCTTAATAGTGTAGATCTACTAAACGCAGTTAGTCCGATATTGTAGGCTAAACTGGTAAGCGCTGCCAGTTGATTATCGTTTACTGGTACTTTTACTAGTTTTTGTACACCAGCCCTAAAAGCCGCTGTATCTTTTTTTAACCAGTCCAGCGCTTTTGCTTTTGTAATAGTGTCGCCTGATTTAATTTTTTGTCCAGTATCAGGGTTTTTTGTAGTACCATAGCCAATAGTCCATACCCCAGCTGTATCTTGATAGGCTTTTAGGCGTAATCCCTCAAATTGCGCTATTATCTTTTCTGCACTCACTCTATTACTAATTAGCAATAGTAATACTATAGCAGTTACTACTATTGCGTTTTTCATTAGATCCCTGTTTTGTCAAAATCTTTAGCCATTCCTAGTCCTAGTCCAGTAGTAATAGCGGCTACGCCCTCTACGATAGATCCTTTAATGATTAGTGCGATCCCTGTTAATACAGTTGTAAACCCGAAAAACGTAGTTTTCCAGTTACGCGGTTTTTTTAGTTTCATACTTTAAATAGTTTATAGCGTTATAGTAAAAAGTACCAGCAGCAATAGCGATAACGATAGCGCGATCCGTTTTTGATAGTCTAGGCTTTGTAGCGGCTATTAGTAAATAGGGCGCTATAAAAAATAGATCTATTAGTCTTACGGTTTGCGTTTTCACTAGTCTTTAATTAAATGCTCTAGCAAAATATCTAACTTAGTTTCCAGCCTAGTTAAACGCTGATCGTGATCGTCGTTTTTACTAGCCTTATCCTCTAGCGCTTTTACGCGCTGGTTAAGTACTGCCCAGCTAGCACCCGCACTAAAAATACTAGTTACTATTATTGCTATTACCTGACTGTCCACTTTCTTGCTGTTTTTTAGTTTCTTCAGCGATTGCGACGTTAGTTTCGCGTAGCTTACCCTGTAGCCATTCGATATTAGCCAAAAGATCGTAAGCCTGTGCTTTTAGTTCTTGTAGTTTGTCCATTTTTTTAAGGTATTAAGGTTAAATTTAATTGCGTACAAATATACTCATATGCGGCTAAATTAACGTCGCCAGCTTGCCCCCACGCGGTATAATCGTCGCCTGATATACTGGTATTGCCTTGCGCCAAAGATTGCTTAGTTTCGTTACCCTCGCTATCGGTAGTAACGCTGCTAATAACCCAGTAAAACTGTGCGTAATTACTCAAATTGTCGTTTACAATGCTTGCGTCAATAAAATTGCCGCTGCTTGCTTGTCCGTTAGTCCAGATTTGTACTGGTTGAATTGAATATCCCATTTTTATTATTTTATGTTACTGTTGCTAATTTGTAAAGAGTGCCGCCAATATCTACCTCAATATATTCAGTAGTATTAACTACTACTGTTGCAGCTACGCGGCTGCCGAGTTTCCAAGCGGCGGCTGTGCCTGTCGTTGGGGCAGCTGTTTTTATTGATCCATTTGTTGCCTCAAAATTACCACCAGCATAAAAAATAAACTGATCATTAACGCCAGGTTCTCTTAAATATAAATTTGCGTTGCCTCTTGCTATAAAACCCCACGAATAACTGCTTGTTGTATCATGCAAAAATAAAGTATATGCGCCACTCGTATTTTGAGAATATATTGTTCCATTAACTTGTAATTTTTGCCCCGCGTCTGTTGTAGTGCCGATTAATAAATTGCCATTTGCGGCCAGCGTCATAGCTTGTGTAAAGGATATGGCATTACCTGCTGTGCCTGATGGCGCTACTTTCCATCTATGTTCATTACTACCTATTTCATATTGTCCAGCACTACCATTTACCAAATATTTATAGTTGCCGTCATATATTGAATTGAAAGATAATAATGTGCCAAAAGTATTAGAAGCAGCTAAAGAACCATTTTGAAATTGAAAAGCTTTTACTCCTGTGCCAGCCCACGCACTTGGTGTTACTCCTAAACCTAAGTTGCCAGCGTTGTCAATCCTCATAATATCAACTGCTGCGCCGCCATTTGCTTTTCTAAATAAAAAATCGCCAGTTGATACATTTTCTCTGCCAATATCCCAATAAAAAGCAGTATTTGCTGAAGTTGAAAATCTTAATGCACCACCAGTTGAAAGATTTGAAAGTTCAAGCAAATTATTCGGACCAGTTGTACCTATACCTACGTTTTGTGTAGCAGCGTCCCACGTCATTATTGGCGTGCCTAATGTTCCGTCGTTTGTCGTATTTCTTGCAAAACTCCATTTATCGGCTGCGTCGTTTTGTATCTGTCCATAATAACTGCCAGTGCTATTAAATACTATTTGTGCCAGCGGTCTATTGCTGATATACATATAACCAGCGATAGATATTTTTGCACCCACGTTTGTCGTAGTACCAAAAAGGCTATTTCCCGCAAAGTAGTTTAGATCGCTTGCGCCCTCTTGGTAGATCCCCCAGCGGTTAGTATAAGTAACCGTTCCAGTTCCAGTCGTTTGATTGTTTATTAGTAGCGCGTAGTTATTAGTGATATTTACTGCACTACCTACGTTATCAGGAAAGCAAATGCGAAGTCCAGCAAGGTGCGTTATCGTACCTACTGCGCTACCGTTAAACGCATAAACACTACTAAGTGCGCTAAATGCGCGTATCGTAGAGCCTTGCGTCATTGTTAAAGTACCAGCGCCAGTAAAGCTGATACTGGTACTACCCTCTAGCCCCTGTCTGCCAGTATTGGCTACTGTAGTGCTGCCGCCTAGCGTTAAATTTAAATTACTATTTACTCCACCTATCGCGGCTAGTCCTACGTTTACTCCGTTGGGTATTGTTAAATTGTGCTGTACTGCTATTCCGATTGCATTACCAGTACTGTACGTTTTACTAGATAAAAAAGTAGCCTCATTACTACTAGCTAATACCTGTATAGCGTTATTTGTAAGTACAGTATTGTGTAACTCAAAATAGTTGTTTCCACCGTTATAGGCGTCGCCTATGCGCCATAGTCCACTACCGCTACGCTGAAACGCCAGCAAGCTATTAGCGGTTGCGCTAGTTGAATTTAGCTGCGCCATTATACCTGTACTGTGAATATCCAGCGCTGCGCCTGGCGTTGCTGTAAATAGTCCTAGTCCAGTAGCGTTTATGTAAGCTACAGGCGTGCTAGATCCGTTGTTTTGTACG